GAAGTCGGCGGGATTGTGCCTGTGATTGTGTGCGTGCCGTTAAACGTGGCACCGCAACCACTAACCACTATTGATTGGGTCGCAGCGAATGCGTTTGGATTAGCAAGCATAAGTGTTGCCACATTATCTTGTAATGCTGTGCCCACTACTGGGGCATCATTGTGCCATAAGTATTGGCCAAGAAGGTCTTCTGCCGATTGGCAGCATTCTTCCACTGTCGCATCAGAGTAGAGAGACCCAATACCAAGATTAGCCCGTAACTCGGCTGTTGTAACAAACGTTGCTGGCATCTCTACTCCTTTGCTAATAGCTCTCTGGGGCTAGGGCTACTAAACCCCAGAGATTACTGATTGATTAACGGGTCTTATCAGGTCTTCTTGAACTTGTAGATTCCGTTAGGCATCTTGGCCAATGTTGCCATATAGCCATAGATTGCTACCTGTACTTGTAGGTTTGATACTACGTTAACAGACATAAAGTTTTGCGCAGAGCGATATACAGTAAACGCTTCTGGTGCAAGGATAACTGCTGAGTCATCATCAAATGTAGATGCTGTAAAGTTCTTGTCTACGTATAGATCAAGTCCTAATACATTTCCACGGATTGAGCCAACGCTAACCTGTCCAGCTGCATTCATTGGTTGTAATGCAGTAAATACTGGTCGCTTAGTTGTGTCTTGTGCACCGATCAACGCACCCCATTGTGCTGGGTTGGCGATGTAATTCTGTGCAAAGTAGCCAGTGTTCTTGTAAATATTTTCGGCTGCTTCTGAAGCGAAGTCAATAATTCCATCTAGATCAGCAGATGTGTTTGTTGCGTTTGCAGATGCTTGGATTAAAGCTGCTAGTACAGTCTGGTCTAGGCGCTTTAGATAAGCATACTCAAGTTGCTTAGTTAATTCTGCATAAAAGTTAGGGTCTGAACGCTCTAACAATTCAACTGATAGCGTGTTCATACCTGAGTACTTAGATACTGTTGCAGTTAGGTACTGTGTTTCCATACCTGTATTTTGTACTGCTCCAGCTTCTGCCTCGACAGTAACTTCTGGTGCTACACCATTTCCGCCACCTGCTGAAGTAACCAAAGATGGTACTGAGATAGTCATACCTGAAGTTGGTAGTGTGCCTTGTGAGCAAGCATCGATTGCTGGTGTGCCAAAGCGTGTGTTAGTTACAAACTCGCTTAGGTACTGTGTTGGGTTAAATGCTGGGTTAGTTGCAAATGAATCATCTGCAGCTGTTACGTATAGTTTTGAATCTTCGTTACCTAATGCAGCCTTGATCTTATGCTCTGTATAAGCAGCCATAGATGTGATAGGTGTGCGGATAGATGTCTGAATTAGTGGTGCTGTAATTACTGGGCGAGCAGCTTCTACTGTAGGAGTAGCAGCCTCTGCCTTTGCTTCTTGTGGCGCTGTTGCTAAATCTTCCACAGGAGCCTCGCTTTCTTTTGGTTGATTAGTGTCCTCTGCTTCGCTTTCGCTAGCAGCAACTTTAGTTACTTGCGCAGCGCTAAACGCTGGGCTTTCAACAAGGCTTACCTCTTTAAGGGTTGCACTTGTTACATATAGATAATCTTTTTTCTGGATTGACTTGTTCACGTCTACTCCAACAGATAAGCCATCGATTAACTGCTCACCTGCAAGTATTAGGGCATCTTGGCCTTGCATTGATGCGCTAATTTTGAATGATGCGTATATGCCATCTTCTGCTTGGTTAAATTTTTGCATCCTGCCGATAGGGCGCTCTGGGCTGTGCTGCATAAGCATCTTGACCTTGCCTGGGTCGCCTATCTCGATTGAGCCTTTAGCAAAAACCACTTTACCTACAGAAGTATTACCTACTTCTTCAAATGGCACGATCTTGCCAGCAATAACTCTGCGCTCTGTATCGGCAGCTTCTACCTGGCTACTGAATGTAAGTATCATCGTCTTGTTCTCTTCCGTTAGGTGTTAGGTTTTCCATTTCTTTTGCATCATCTATATCAATTAAACCTAAATTTAGCATTTTTTCTAAAGCCTCTAAACGCTTCATCGTGTCAGCACGTAAAAATGATTCCTCAATAGCAAACTTAACAACGTGGCCACGTGGGGTTATATCATCCATAGATAAGCGGTCTTCAATGGCACAAATAAATGGCTGTAATGAATAGGCGACAAACTCTTTGCGACCATCAATAATGTTTTGATAGGTCATACTGTTATTCATATCTGCTGAAATGTAATAAGCAGGTACGTTCATCGCTCTAGCGATTTGTGTTGCTAGGTATTGTTGGGCTTCGTTATACATCATATCTTTAGGGCTAAAGCCTGTAGTTTCGTAAGACAAAGTAGAAGTTAAATATGCTGTAGATCTATTTAGTCGACTTTGCTTCCATTGTGCTAATAATCCTGATACTTGCTGCTCTGGTAAATCTGCTCCAGTGTTTTTAATGTAACCAGATGGCATTGGGGTTTGTGCAGATACAGCTGCGGCCTTTTCAATATCTAATGCGCTTTGTATTGTGCGTGCTGCAGTTTGTAATACGCCTTGTGTTAAACCTTGAAATGTAATTAAAGAGCCAATACCTGACATTGGCGCATCTTGTCCATCAACATAATACTGACTAACTTCTGTGCCAAACTTATTTGTTGTAAATGTAACTCGATTGTTAGCAATCCACTCAAATCGTGATGGTCTTAAATCGTCGGCATATAGTTCCGTCACACGTAGATACCCGACCCCATAAAACAGCAAACTATCGACTAACCAAGAAATGGTGACGGATCGTGGTTGTCGATAGTCTGGCTGGTCTAGCCACAGAGGGTTCCCCAACTCCTCACCATTAGACTTTTTGTAAAGTTTTAATGGCAGATAGGAAATTACACCAGCAATAAGATTTCTGCAACGGCTGACAGCTGGTACTTGCATTGCATAATTGCGATCTAATCCACCAGGAAAATTACCAACACCAGTTGTAAATGAACCATAGCCATAAGCTGTGTCCATAATGGCAGGGGCGTATTGCGCTTGTACGGATTCCGTTTTTTTGTTAATACCCAAAGCAGACAATAGACCCATATAGGTACTTTATACCATAAATCGGACTAATGGTGCAAGTTAGACAAAGATTTGTGCGGTTTGTTGAGGTTTAGTTAATTGACTTACGACCATTGCTAATGATATGGCAGCTGTAACATCGCCAGCAGATTTTCTACGTATTATGCGCCAGCCAGCATCGTTAGTCTTAGCGGCACAATTATTTAAATGCTGTACTAGCTCTGCTTGTCCAGAATGGACTACTCGATTATTAGCCAGGCCATCTGCAAGGTCTGAGCACGCCTGGTAAAACGCTTGGCCTGACACATCAACCATCCGCCATCCGCTTTGCTCTAATCTGGTAGCAATAGTTTGCGTGGCGTACTTGTCATAACAGATCGTGTGTGGATGATATTTACGTGCCCATTCATTTATGTCACTAGCCATCTTAATCTCATCTATCGCTATATCGCTATGCCACAGCTGTGCTAATCCGACTGCTATCTTTCCATCTTTGACTTGACCCATAACTAAAGCACCTGATCGCCTTGTAGGTGCAATATCAAATGCCATAATTGTTTGCGGCCCGACAGGTATCTCTAGGCTGCTATCGCTGCACTGCTCGATTGATCCATATACCCAGGGGCTGACAGTGCTATCTACCCACATACAAAGCATCTCAGTCTTAGTAGCTTCTATGCTGTTAGTGCTAACCGATTCTTCTAATGTCTGCTCAGTTATTAAATGCCCTAATGCTGGATTAGCCATAGCCCAGGCTTTACGATCATTTATTTTAGAATGCTGTGGCGCACTGTACTCATAAAATCCTAAATTCTCAGGTGGGTATGATAGACAACGCTCTCTCAGATCGTTTAACACAGTGCTAAAGCCGTCACCTGCGTTACTGGTCATTAAAGTCATAGCGTTAGGTCTTGCACGTGTGACTGGTAGTGCAGCTGTAAATGATTCTTGTGTCCACTCTCTTAACTCATCGATATACAAAAAATCTGCAGTCTTACCACGTGGTGCATCTCTAGTAGCTGCTGCAATTTCATACCTAGCGCCATTAAGTAGGGTTATAGATTCTTGACCATTAGCCAGGCGTATCTGCCTTACTTGATCTTTTAAGAATTGATTATC